TCAATGTGAAATGTAAGACCTTTAAGAAAAGGTCTTTCGTGAGTTATAGTCGGAAGTTCATACGGAGGAAAGGCTTTTTGTTGTTTGGAATTGTCATAGGCATAGGCCACAAGAATGACTTCTTGTTCCGTTTGATTTGTAGGACGGCCGAGATTCTGAATAAGGTTCGCACGTTGCAGCTGACCTTCTTTGGAAGGTGCCGAAGGTTCCACAACTGCATGAACATTGTAAAAGAGGTTGCGCTGCGAACAACCGACGGCAAGAGGTGGTAGGAGTTTGTCATATGGAATAAAACGGAAGATAGGAACTCCACGGGTTGTCATACCATATCGCACTTTGGAAGTGAGTTCGAGAGTTCCAGAAATCCAGTTGTGTTTTGGTGTTATGAGCATCTTTTTTATGAGTTGATTGTTACTTTGTTATAGGAAGCCAGCCAAGTCCAATTTTTATTTTACATGTGGGGTTACATGGTCCCGAAGTCAAACGGCTAAAAATTGAAATCTGGGTCGGCAGGTGAGGTTGGCCCGAAAATGGCGTATGAATATATTAAAACGCCGAATGGTAGTTATGAGTGCCCTCACTGCCATGAAATAAAGAAGAATCAGTCCACCATGCACATGCATTATAGGGCGAATCATGATGGAGCTCTCAAACATAAATGTAAGGATTGTGACTATGAGACATCGACAAAGCAGACGCTAGATAATCATATTCTTGCGAAACATCCTGCAGTCAATCAGGAGCGTGTAAAAGGGTTTGAGTGCACGAGTTGTGAATTTAAAAGTGTAAGCCGTGCTGGTCTTCGGAGTCATTATCTTCTACGTCATCTTTCCAAGGAAGTTTCAAAATACCTTGGAAAGACGGAGGCGGGTGATATTCAGTGCACAGGATGTGGAACAGAATTTAGTAGTAAACCCTCATTTATTTATCATTTAGCAAAATGCCTACCTCAAGTTACGGTGGCAAATCCTCAAGTAAAGGAGGCTCTAGGCATTTAGATTCTGTGTTTGTGAATTCGTATTTGTTTCTTGCATCCTTTTTTCGGAACGATGTTTTATATCCTTTTCAAACATTTCTTGAATACTCATGACTATGCTATAGAGATTATATCCTAGTGCAGCAAAGGCAAGCATGGCGAGAACTTCAAAAGCCCATCTAGGAGTATCGTATCCCCTGTTTCCAATGAAAATAATTAAGGGGGCTACAGCGATTACATGAATTATATTAATCCAGACTGCGGAACTATTGGCACGCCAACGAACCATTATTTTATAGGAATGATAGACGAGAATGAGAATACCGAGAATTTGTAAAAGGGAAAATACCCAAGGTTCCATTTGACCTCGGACAAAGGCGACATATAGTAAGAAGGGAGCAACTACGAGAACATGAAAGAGAGAAAGAGCTATATGAAAATTCATAGAAGCTGCCATTCTTTATTTACTAGTCATTTTATAAAAAACTTTCTCAACATTTCTTCAGAGTGTTCCAGAGCACCTTCAACCCATGCTTGGCGCATACTGAAACTTTCGCCACATACAAAGACATTGTGTAAAGTATTTGGAAAAGGTTGCATAATTTTCTTACTCATTTCTTTAGGATTATATAGCCCTGGAAGCCAGTATGTGCATCCTGTAGGCCAATCATGGGCTTTGAAAAAAATAGGGTCGGGTATCGTTATACTTGGAAATAATTCACGAATACTTTTCATTATTTCCTTTTCTAATACTTTTTCACCCTTAGATCTTAATATATGGGTCCAGTGTTTAGTATCTGGGCCATCTGTATAAGAAATCATTATGGTTCCTTGCTTCGGATTTATAGGAATAATATGGCGAATGGGTGAATCTGTCACTATATTGTTAAATCCAGAAAACCAAACAGGCGTTTGAGAAGTTTTAAAGATTGCATACGTTCGTAAGAGAGGTTCCATTTTAAGATATTTTAGGGCGGGGAGATTTGAAAAAGGAGATATTTGTTTCAAACTATGAGTATCTAGAGCAAGTATCACACGGTTTGTTCGTAAGCTAGTGACTTCAAACTTACATAAGGTTTTCCCCAAAGAATTTTTAGAAATTTGGGAAAGGCGGTGATGAAAGAAGAAACGAACACCACGAGATTCAAGTTCTTTGTGCATAGCTTTCGCAAGGGCACTAAATCCTTCTTGTATTATAAAGAAATCTTCATTGGATCGCATTTCTTTTTCAAAAGTCTGTAGAGCAAGATCAGCCCGCAGAGTAGCGACTTCCGATTTATAGGGAAAATGTGCAAGAAGTTGATTCGCTAGAGTTTTCCCATGAGTTTTTTCCAAGAGTTGTTGTATGGTGTGGGTAGCAAGAATCTGGGGTTTCAGGCCTGATAAAAACGTCACGATAAATTCTGAGCATTCTTTCCAGATATTCCTTGAAGTGCCATCGGCTCCTTCTTTTATCCAGTTTTCTTTAGAGGAAATAGGGATTAGATTGAGACTATATCTTTCCACATAGTGTAGTATCATTTTGTGGGATTTGTGGATACGCCCTGCACCTGCTTCCCAATGAATGTGTTCATGTTCAGGCGGGGAATAAGTAGTAGCTCTTCCTCCCACATAACCATAGGCTTCAGCAATAGCAATATGAAGTCTAGGATTTTTTTCTGATATACGTAAGGCGCAATGAAGGCCAGCGAGGCCAGCGCCTACAATGATAAGATCATAGGTGTCCATTCTAACTATATATAATTCATTATGTTTATGTTTATTTTTTTTCTTTTCTCAACTGAGTCTGGATCCATGTAGCAATCTTGGCGGTATCACTGCTTTGAAACGGACCTTCGAGTTGTTTATGACCAGGGCGAACCATCATAAAATTCGGAATAGTGCGAACCTGGCAAAATCCAGGAGTATATTTATTCTTATCAATATTACAACGATAGATTGTTAAAGAGGCGAATTCATCCTCTATGAAATCCCAGTCAATTCGTTTACACGCACCACACCAATCTGCTGTAAAATAAATTAGAACGGGTGCAATAAGGTTATTGTTTTCGTATAGTTTTTCAAATTCTTCATGAGTATCCAGGGGTATCATGATTCTTATACCGTAGACATAGTTTCTATATAAAAATAGTTGACCGCATAGACTTTAGTGTCTTGCTGACATAATCATGCCGCAGGCAATGAGTGCCAGGATACTTCCACCAGCAAACCAATCGAGAGTATTCATTCCTCCTCCAGACTGTGTGTGGGGCGGGACTTTGATATGTGCAATTTGGTTTGCCGTTTGTTGAAGAGAATTGATTGTTGCTGCTGGAACTGCATTAGAAAGAGTCGCCACATTAGAAGCCAGTTTTACACCTGCATCAGCAATTTCCACGGCTCCTACTGCGGCGTCTTTACCGATTTCAACTGCCCCTTTTACAACCTCTTCTCCCAATTTAACCACATCTCTTGCTACAAAGATTCCATCGTCCACAACATCTGATGCATGAATAAAGGCAAGTTCAAGAGGTATAACAAATTCTGGTGCAATAATCGTGCCGACTGTTAATATCATTTTTATAACCGATGCGATAAGAGAACCGATCATTTTCAGAATTGTAACTATAAATCCATCCTTTGAGCAAGGGGCAGATGAGACTCCACGATCTCCTGTAAGAGCTGGGCTATGTCCATCTGCATCCATACCCAGAACTGTAAAAGGGAAGAAACGCTTGGATCCATTTATGAGTAGGTCGTCGGGTCTGAATAATAATATAAAAAAATCATAAAATAATGCACATGTTGTAATGAATGATCCAAACGGTAAGATAGTATAGCAGATAAAACGAGCTAAAGCATTATATTGATCTCCTGCAATCAAATTCGCAACGACGGCAAAAGGAAGAGTGAGGCAGTAAAGTAAAAACCACCAAGGGCTAGGTGTAGTGCCGATTGTTTTTTCTCCAGGTTGTAACCACATTCCTTTAGCAAGACCAAGAGATCCCCATGGATGTCCTAGACCGTATTGATTGAGACCTTCCGTATTCAATCCGCCAACGGAAGATAATTGAATCAAATCATAAAACCAGGGATAACCTAATAAAAATATATTCGTTATAAAAAATAAGAGAGCAGTTTGTGGACTACGTAAGAGAAGATGATGTAAACCAAAGAATCCAAAAAATAATGTAAACCACCACATGCCTGATTGGGTATATTGCGGTTCTTTCCAGAAATCATAGCGTGTTTGTGAGACTGCTGGGAATTCCATTCACGCTGCTATCTTCATGTAAGAAATCCGGGATGGAAGGAAATGCTCCATGATTGTATGCGGAAAATCGTCAGTGAATCCGTGAGGAAAACACATATGGTCAAAGAAGTTGTTGGCCGTCATTATTTGAAGGGGCATATATACAGAAGGATCTGTAAGACTCGGATTTGTTAGAAGTCGTTTACCAAATTTATCAAAATCTAGAAGAATCACTCGGTCGTCGGGCTGTAGATATAATTCAAAATCCCATGCAGCATATCCATAATTCCACATACTTTGCCAGAAAGTATGGAGTTCTTTTTTTAAATCTTTAAGAAATTTTGAATTGTATTGACTATAAACTAAAGGATCTCCTAGCCATATAGGTTCTTCCGTATCCACCTTTTCCATTAAATAATAAGCTGGATAAAGAAAGTCTATATATAACTTCGGAACTTTTAGAATATGTAGTTGTTTTGTAATACACTCTGCGATGTTATGAATATTTTTTTGTTCCTGTAAAGTGAGAGTTGGGTTCTGCTGTTTCTTTAATTTCTTTCGGACAATTCCTGAATTCCATGAAATAATTATTCCACTACTTCCTTCTTGTATGGAATCCATAGGAGAAGGGTGTTAAAGGGTTGATTCGGGGGATCCAACTTCATTTTTAGATTTTAGATTTTAGATTTTAGATTTTAGATTCGGAATAAGAGTCCGCCGAATCCATCCACAATACGGAGAATGTTATGATTCAAGGCATAGATGCGGGAATTCGCAGTTCCACGAGGAGGCTGTATGGTGGTATTCATTTCCAGTTGTAAAGTAATCGTATCCAGACGACTTGCATTCATACTTCCACTCGGTTGGACAGACTCAGGTTCTAGAGCAAAACTGTAAGAATAGATAAAATCGTCAATGGGAATGACGGTGTGGAATTGGAAAGGTTGGACTAAGCGGAAATAATCTGCATTGCGAATATCAAAACGATCATAACCTTCTATGCGGAGAAGTGCCGTATTTATAAGATTCTGGAAACCGTTGGGAGATACATCACCTATAGATAAATTTGTGTAATTGAACCACTGGTGAGCATTTACTGCTTTGTCTCTTTGAACAAGCCAGAAAAGTTCACGAAGAGGGTGGTTAAATTCCATAGGAAGTTGCACCGTAGTGGCACTCGGATCAATGGAAATGCTCGGGGTATACTGAACCTGTTCAATCAAATACTCGTGAGAATTCGCTACAAATCGGCGTCGTTCATCAATATCTAAGTGAATAAAATCACCATACATCAACATGCTTGTAATTGACGCAGAATTCACAGATTGATCACAGACATTGGACGACGGATTGTCCACAATAAACATTTGTTGAAGGGGTCGTAGTGTAATATTAATACGAATAGGATGATATTGTAACGCAAGAAGCGGAAGTGCTAAACCCGGATTTTTACAGAACCAAAAACGAAGAGGAATGTATAAATACCGAGGACCATACAAACCTGCCGACGAAGAAGGCGCATTTCCTTGACTGGCTCCTGTAGTCTTGCCAATCATATTGTTCCAGCCTTGACGTTTATCTTCCGTAACAGTGAGATTTGACCAAAGTTCCATCCATTCACCCGTCTGTTTATCAATCTCTTGCTCACCGATCTCAATACTTACTTCTTGTATAAGTGCATGACCTATAGAATTTGTATAAGAAACGGGAAGTCCAGTGATTGAGTCATAGATAGCCGGAAGTTGAACTTCTAACATCAGACTTCCTAGCAAGTCGCCCTTTCTCGGTAATAATACGGTAATTCTCCTTCCGAAATCAGGTTGGCTGTCAAAGGGGATGACTTGTGATTCAATAGAAAAATTTGTGTATCTGCGATATACCATTTTAAACCACGTGACTTGAGGATTACCGGTTAAAAACACATCTTGTTTTCCTTGAGCGACTAATTGCAATAATCCTCCTCCCTGAGTCATCTGTTTGTATATGCGATAAAGGGGAGGTATAATATTCGCACAATAGATAAGAATGAGCAATGCTCTTATCCTTCGAACCGTATATGCTCTGAATTCAAATACAGGACAGTTCCTCAGCACCGGTCAAATCCTTTTAACTGATGGGCTTGGCGGCACATTTTGGACCGACGTGTTTTCTTCTTTCATTGTGTATGGCGGTCCGATTATGAATAATTTACCTTCCACTATTAATAATTTTTCAACACAAATTTATTTCAATAACGCTTACTTTGGAGGATTGTCTTCTATATCGACGGACATGTATTTTGCAGTTTCCAGTTTGAGCACAGCCATTAGTTTAACAGTTCAATCAAATATAGGTAATTTGAATGGTGTAAGTCAAACTCAGCTGACAGCGCAACTTACAAGCACAACTACAGGTCTCGGTGGTTTAGGATGGGTGAGCACAAGTGGTGTATATGGAATAGTGAGCACCATTAATTCAGTAGGTCAAGTCACACCAAGCACATTGAGCACAATTGCTACTTCTCTGCAGACTGACTATGGAATTTATGGTTTGAGCAGTATAAATACCTTTAACAATTCTTCTTTTGGTGGGTTAGGATCTATAGGTTATATTAGTTCAAAAACACTTTCAAGTGTTGTGCAGGGCCTGGGGTCTATAGGATATATTAGTTCACAGACACTTTCAACTGTAATTCAGAATTTAGGATCTCTTGGATATGTAAGCAGCACAGGATTAACTAGCACAGTTACAGGCCTGGGAACGGCAGGCTATGTAAGTATTGCTACTCTATGTAATGCGATAAATCAAGGGTTTTCAACGATGATTACAATGAGCACAATTGTTGGGCTAGGCACTTTAGGATATGTAAGTACGGCTACTCTTATGAGTAGTATACAGGCAATTTCTGTGATGAAAACATCAATTCGTTTTGATACAACTACATCAGTAACAACGATTAATGGAAATAATTATTTCGGAAATGTAGGTCAAATTATTTATATATCCACATTTTTAAAGAGTTCTATAAGTTATTTTGGAAATACAGGAACACAGATTACAGGAAACTATATAAGCCCATATGATATGACTTTTTCAACTGCAACAATTGATTTTAATCCATTTAGTCCGTATATTAATAGTAATTCAGCAATCACACTTGATATTTTTCCCACGATTGCGTTTACAAAGCTAGCTACAGGCGCCACGAATGTGGCAATTATACCCATCTCTACATTTTTACAACAAGGACTTACACAGTATTATAATACAACTACGACGTCGTTTTTGTATGCTGGTAATACACGAGTTCAATTAGAAAATGGTACTTTAATTGATTCTTCAAACGTATACAATACTCCTATTACAATGCAAATCCCTCCTGGAACGATGAGCACTTTTTCACAACCTTTTAATGTTGTTCACTATATGCCAAGCAGTATAAATCAAGCAGGATTTCAAAATGCGCTTCACAGCAATACGTTAACACCTTATTTTGCGAATACAGGATCATTGTTTGTATCGGTGCAGAATTATGCATAATAGACCATCGGTTAATTCCAGACTAGAAATTATATTTACTTGTAGAATGTCTAGTCGCTATACGCTAGACACGGAGATTTTGCGAATTCGTCAGGTATTCGCCATAAATCCATTAAACGGCGATTTTGTGCAACCAACACAGATCCCGAGTATAGGAAAGTATGGAAGATTAATATGGTATAGCACTCTTGAACTCCTAAGTAGTATATATATTAGTTCTGTTGGCTGCACGGTATTAGATATTTTAGAAACTGTGCAAGGTGGCATAAGCACCATGTCCACAATTAATAGCTTACCGATTCCTGGATACTTTGCCAGCACTGTGGCAAACCTCGGAACAGCTGGATATTTAAGTAGCACAACCTTTATTCAGCAACAAGTGGATATTTTGTCAGGTGCATATGGCTATGTTAGCGCAACAACTCTCTATGATATTATTACACATCTAGGAGATCTCGCTTGGATTACTAATAATGCTGGCCCTATGTCAAATCTTGGAAGTAATCTCGTTGGCGGTTATGTAAGCACTCTGAGTTTACTTTCTACAACACAATCGTTGAAAAATTATATTGATGAACTTGCACAACAAAAACCAGATTTCCGAGGAGGTATTAGTGCTACCACCATATATGTAAGCAGTATACAAACAAGCACAATTACTTCTATAAGTTCTTATACATCAACTCTCGTAACAAATACTGCAAATATAAATTACTTATTTGCAAGCACAATAAGCACAAACTCTATTGTTATTTATGGAAGGAGTGGACTAACTGTTCAAGGTAATTTTTTCACAAGCACTTTGTATTTACCACATAATATAAATGGGGCTTATACACCTATAAGCATAAATGGAGATACATTAAATGTAAATAGCACCGTCTTAACTACAGCAGCACAATCCGATCAGTATTTAACTTCTACAGTTATTGGAATTGGTTCTGTAGGTTATTTGAGTAGTGGAACATTAGTTTTACTAAGTAATTTAACATCTACAGTAAGTGGTTTAGGAACATCTGGGTATTTTAGCAGTATTGATAACGCAAGCCTCCTAAGTATATATTCAACATCGGCAGGTCTAGGTTCCGCTGGATATATTTCTACATCAGGTTTGAATTCTGCATTGGTTAGCAGTATTAAAGGACTCGGATCAGGGGGATATATTTCTACATCTGTTCTAACATCAAATAGTCTTTCTAGTGTAATTGGCCTTGGATCTGCTGGCTATGTTAGCACAGCTTCTCTCGTAAGTACAGTAATTGGCCTTGGAACAGCAGGATATGTAAGCAGTTTGAGTTTACAATCAAGTATAGTAGGTCT